GTTTATCTTTAGCTAGAATCATCCAAATTTGAGAGTCATCAGATGAAAATAAAGCTCGAAGTAAAACAGAATCTGGTAGACCAGCCCTATTTAAAGCTCTATTGAATAATTCCTTTAAGAAAGAGAGAAAACAACCATGATTATCTGATGATCCATAGTGAATAATTCCTTGACCCATATTAGATTTATTGATGAAATTTGATGCTCTTGTATTTAGGAAGTCCAATTTTAATTTATTCATGTTATGATCATCATGTAACTTTTCAAATTTCTCATCTTTCATCCAAGCTCTTACTAAATCGTTGGGTAAATAGCATCTTTTATTGTGATGTTTTAAGAAAGTCCAAACTATGACAGGCCACATCTTGCCTAATCTATGCTTAAAAGGTCTGACTTGATAAATGAATTGCGAAGGTGAAAATCTGGGACCCCATTTTGATTTGTCAAGGTTAAAGAATATTGTTTCTGTTTTGTCAGAAGCTCTACACTCTTTAGATATATCTCTCATTATGCTAAACTTATCATCACCTTTTGTCAACATTTCTCTTTCATCTGACATACATAGAGTCCTAAAGAATGTCTCTACTATATTTATCATGATTCTTGATTGAATATCCAATATGAGAATCTCTCTTACTCCTCCTACTTGATTCTTTTTGAATACTTGAAATTCTGTAGGATTCTTCCAATACTTATTGAAAACTTCGAATGAAGTGAATATCTGATCATCATGGAGTAATTTTGTTACTGCTTCTATACACTTTTGACGACTTGTTAAATCATCTTCTCGTTTAATTATTGAGGGCATTTTATCACAAGATGCTGAAAATGTTGCAAATTCATCTAAAGTTTTGTTTAGCTTTGCTGTAGAAGAAGCAACATCATATGCTAGACCGCCTTGATATCTCATATCAGTAGTTTTACTTCTCAAAATTGCGCCGATTTCTAATGCAGCATGTGAAAATGATCCTTCCCTCCAATTGATACATTCGTTGATCTGAGTTTCAAAATCATCTTGTATTTGACCAATTACTAATTTCCTATTATGATTAGAAGTTATTTCGTATTTGTTCTCACCCCATAAGATTTTCTTTAGAACTTGAAAACTAGAATGAGTTGGATCATCTTGGTCTTTGTTGAACAAATACGATGAGTACATTTCGAATAAAGCACATCTAAAATTATGATCAGGACCATCAGACAACATTCTTGTGACCTGATTAATCGATCCAGATGTTTCATCAGAATAAGTTCTTGTTACATTATCGTAGACCACTGCTCCTCGTTTAAATCTCAAACTATATTTAAGATCAACACCCTTTAGAAACTCTTTTAATCTTTTC